ATACATTTCCAAGTACGCAAACCGCAATTACTATTAACATGGCAACAGACACATGGGTAAAATGTAATGTGGGTGCATCACTTGGAATTACAGTAACTAATTTTGTTCCTGGTACTGAAGTAACTGTTATTGCAACCAATCCGAATACAGGTGGTGGTGCAAATAGAACTATCACTCACGGTTGTTCTGCTCTTAACTCATCTGTTGGCGCTTTGACATTTACTTTAGGTGGAACAACAACAGCGTTCTTAAAATATTATTGTCTTGATGGTGATTTGGCAAACACCTATGTTCAAGTAACCTACAGCTGATAAATAAAACACTATGGCAAATACAGTAAACGGATTATTAACAACATACGGCAAAACTGCTCTGGTAGAAATTGTCTACGCAGTTCCAGGACTAGGTTCTACTGGAGGCACAGCGGCAAATGCTTATGTTTTCATTGGTAAAGCGGATGCATGGCCAGATGATAATAATCCTCCAGCACCAACCGAAGATCAATTCAGTATTAAAAAAATAAACAAAAATATAATTGCTCTTAAAAAGATTTTAACACCAACAACTTCTCCTGTTGTACCTCGATATGACTGGAGTTCTGGTGATGTGTATCAAGAATATACCGATTACGATGATATATTTCAATATGATAGTAATGGTATTATGGACAATATATTTTATGTTCGTAATAGTTATGACCAAATTTTTAAATGTTTATTTAATAATAATAATTCCGATTCAACTGTTGAACCTATTATTCAGCCTGGGAATACAAACATTGGAGAAGTCTTAATTCTTGCAGATGGTTATAAATGGATATATGTAACCACGATTGATAAGGGATTAAAGAAATCATTCTTTGATAATCAATGGATGCCAATTGCGGTTGGTTTTAATAAACCAAATGCCTTAACGCCGGCTGGATTTGGCCAAATCGATGCGATTAATGTAACAGCAAATGGTAGTAACTATCCAACAAATACTACAACACGGGTAGTAATTTCTGGTGATGGTATCAACGCAACCGCAGTAGCTAATGCATACAATGGAGTTATTCAAGATGTTATTGTAACCAATCCTGGAACAAATTATACATATGCAACAGTTTCAATTATTTCTGAATCTGCAAATGGTACAGGTGCAACTGCTAATGCAGTAATTTCTCCTATTGGTGGTCATGGTTACGATCCTGTTTCAGAATTAGGTTGTAACCACATTATGATTACTGGCGAATTCAACAATAGTGAATCGACAGAAATTTCATCTAGTAAAACCGGTCAACCTTATTTACCAACTAATTTTTCATTTAGACAAGCCGGCGTTATAATTTATCCGGACCAATCAGATGGTAAATTTGCTTCAGAAACAGTATATAATGCCTGCGATTTAGGTTCTGTAACAAATGGTCCATCTGCTTACGTTTCTGGTGAAACTGTAACTCAGTCCGGCTTTAGTGCAACAATGGTTTCTCATGACACCACAAACAACCTAATTTCGTTGATAAATACAGAAGGAACTTATACATTAGGTCAACCAATTGTTGGCCAAACTTCTGGTGTTTCAAGAGTATTATTGCAATACGTTCCCTCACTTTATAGTGATGGATCTGGTTACTTAATGTATGTCGAAAATAGAAGTGCTGTACAAAGAAATCCAAATGGTAATGAACAACTCCGATTAGTTTTAAGATTCTAAGGTAAAAAAATGGCAGAAAATTACAATATTGAACCGTATTATGATGACTTTGATCCTAACAAAAATTTTCATAGGATTTTATTTAAACCTGGTTACGCTGTTCAAGCGAGAGAATTAACACAATCTCAAACCATTCTTCAAAATCAAATTTCTCAATTTGCTTCTGCAATTTATTCTCAGAATACTCCTGTTTCTGGTGGCCAAGTTACTACCAATTTAAATTGTTACTATCTTAAACTTAATCCAACTTATAGTAATAGATCCGTTAGTGCATCTGCTTTTATTGGTGAAAGAATTACCAATGAAAACGGCACAATTATTGCACAAGTTGTTGCGGCCGCAGAAGCTACCGGTAATGCCTTAATTGCTGGCGACCCACCAACATTGATTGTTACTTATTTGTCAGGCACTCAATTTGTTGATACTGAAACAATTTATATAACTGATGGTGTTGTTAATACTCCAGCTGCAACTTTAATTGGAGTAACCACCGCTCAAACCACATCTTCTGGACTTTCATCTGTGGCTTCGGTTTCTGCTGGTGTATTTTGGGTTATTAATGGTTATAATACTGTTACAAATCCTGATGGCACAACTTCACAATATCAAATTGGTAACTTTGTAAATGTTATACCACAAACAACCATACTAAACAAATATGATAATGTTCCTTCACTTCGTGTAGGTTTAAATATTGTAGAAAGCACCGTAACTTATGTTGATGATCCTTCATTATTAGATCCTGCTCCTGGTGCCACAAATTATTTGGCGCCTGGTGCTGATCGTTATAAAATTTCATTAAATTTGGAAACAAGGCCATTAACACTTGGCCAAGATGAAAATTTTATTGAATTGGTTCGTATCGATGCTGGCCAAATTGTTAAACAAACAACTCAAACTGTTTATTCTGCAATTGATGATTACATTGCAAAACGTGATTATGAAACCAACGGTGATTATGTTGTAGAAGATTTTAGATTAACTCCAACACCTAATGCTGCAGGAAATTCTGCACTTTATGATATGATTATTAGTAAAGGTGTTGCATATGTTCACGGTTATCGTATTGAAAATCAATCCAATATAACACTAACAAGCCCTCGAGCACAAAATACAGCAACCGTTCAAGCTGGTAATAATAATGTTTTTATTAGTTATGGAAATTACTACATAGTCGATACATCAAATGGTACGTTTGATATTACCACAATGCCAACAATTGATTTGCATTGTGTCAGTCAGGCCAATGTGGTTTCTACCAATACAACCACTTATAGTTCAACATTAATTGGCACAGGATTTATTAGAGGTTTACAATATCTTTATACCACAGGTACAAACAATTATGTTTATCAAGCTTATGTTAACGACATCACAACAACCAGTTTGTCTAGTAACGTAAACACTGCCTTAACAACTGCAAACACCCTTCAGTTCTTTGATATTACAGGTAAATTATCTAGTGTTGCTAATGCTTATTATGGTGCAACTCTTGCTATTACTGGCGGTACTGATACTGGTGATGTTCGTTTCATTAACTCATGGAATCCTACAACAAAAACTGCAACTGTAAGTCAACCATTTACAATCACACCAGATGGAACAAGTGTCGTAAGTATTATTTTCTCAACAGGTAATGCAGGCTCTATCGTACAAAAGAATCCTGCACCTACATTATTTGGTTTAAACGCTGGTGCCAATATTAATGTGCCTAGTGGTCGTGTTAATGGCGTTAATGCTGGTGCTGCAATTTTGTATAGTGCAAGTACACCAGAATTGGTTTTTCAATTGCCAAATTCATATATTGCAAATGGTTCCATGAACGCTGTTACATTTAATTCTACTATGATTTGGCGAAATGTAGGTTGGAGTGGTGTAACAAATGCAACCACACCAATTACTACGCCAGCAGGAGTTATATTTCAAGGTACCGGATCTAGTATATTTGGTGAAACATTTAGACAAAACTATACTGTAGTTGATAGTGTAACAGGAAGAATATTAGATTTTAATACTACTGCTAACTGTGCATCGGTAAACACCAGTACATCAGCAATTTTCCAATCCGCTGTTTATACTGCGGCCAACCGTCCAGTTAATATTATTGCTGATGTGATAGTTAGCATTCCAACTTTGGACTATTCTGGTACTATTGTTAAAACAAAAACTCTGGTTACCGGTAACACCAATTTTGCTGGAACCTTTACAACGCCAGCTCCAGGTGCAAATACAAATACTTATTTGGATTTAAATAACGGTCAAGTCTATATTTCAGGTAACACAGCGTCTAATACAGGCACCCTTTCACTTTATGTTTCTGATGTTAGAAATATTACCAGAGTATATGACACCGGTTCTCGAGCAACTACTTTATTTGGAGCTACAGGACGTTCTTTAACAACTTTCCGAGATATTACTACATCATTTTCTTTTGATAATGGCCAACGTGATAGTTTTTATGATTTTTCTTCGATTAAATTATTGCCAGGTGTGGCGCCACCAAGAGGTAATATTGTAGTTGTATTTAATTATTATGCCCACTCAGGTGGTGATGCGTTCTTTAATGGCACATCTTATTTGCCAGCCGGAACAACAGAAACATATGCCCAAATACCATCATATACCTCTAAACGTGGAACATTATATAATCTAAGAGATTCTATTGATTTTAGGCCTACACGCCAGCCCAATACAAATGCAAACACATATGTTTGGGAATATAAAACTGCTCCCTCATCAACAGCTGGTAATTCTGGCGGCATATTCTTACCGGTAAATAGTAGTAATTTTGCTTCAGGTTACCAATATTATTTGGGTCGTAAAGACAAATTGGTATTAACAAAAGATAGTAACTTTTTAATGGTATTAGGAAGCCCATCTGTTAATCCTAT